CGGGCCGGTGCTGCCGCACGGCTGCGAGGTGACGCTTCCTGATCTGCCTGAATCTTCAGCAGGTGAAACCGTCAACCTGTGGGACTAAAAATGGAAAAAATCAGCTCTGTGATCAACTACCTGATTGGCCTAATCCTGATGTGGTTCGGCCGTCATACGCCACAGGATATCGCCTTTATGGTCGGTTCCGGCGTGGCCGTTATCACGCTTATCACTAACGTGGCGACGTTCTTTATTAACTGGCATTACCGCCGTAAAACCTACGAGCTGCAGCGCCTGCGGGAGGTGAGCCTTGAGCCAGACCGTTAAACGCTGCGCCGTGGTGGCCGTGCTGGCAATTGCTGCGCTGCTGCCTCAGTTCAAAACCCTGAAAACGTCCGAGGCCGGGCTTGCGCTCATCGCCAACGCCGAGGGGTGTCGCACCTCGCCCTATCAGTGCAGCGCCGGAGTCTGGACAAACGGCATCGGTCACACAGAGGGCGTGACCCCGCAAAGCCAGATCAGCGAGCGACAGGCGGCGGTCAATCTTGTGTATGACGTGATGCGCGTCGAACGCGGGATCGATGCCTGTATGTCGGCTGAGATGCCGCAGCCGGTCTATGACGCGGCCGTTTCATTCGCCTTTAACGTCGGCGTGCGCGCGGCCTGCAGCTCGACCTTTGCCCGTTACATCATGATGCAGCACTGGTCTGATGCCTGTAATGAGCTGCGGCGCTGGGTGTACGTTAAGGGCGTTAAAAATCGCGGGCTGGAAAATCGCCGCGCGAATGAGACAGCCTACTGCCTGCGGGGTGCGAAATGACGCGCCTGATAGCTCTGCTTCTGGCCGTGGCTCTGCTGGCGCTGGGCGTAACCGGCTGGCAGTGGAAAGAAGCCAAAGACGACCTGACCAGCGCACAGCGCATTATCGGCACGCTGTCAGCCGGTATCGAGAGCCGGGATAAAGCAATAGCCCGGCTGGATGCCGATGCGAGAGTCAGCCAGAAGCGTGAGGCTGAGCTGCGGCTAATGCAGGGGCGCGCCAGCTCGGCCGCGCTTAACCGTGAAATGACCATACAGAGAGAAACCGATGCGAATCCGATACTGCGTGACTGGTCTGCTGCTGCTCTGCCTGACGATATTATCCGGCTGCACACCCGCCCGGCCTTCAGCAGCGCCAGAGATTATCTGGATTGGGTGTCCTCGCGTGACAAGCTGCCCGGTGCCGGGAAACAGCCTTAAAACGGCGGGCGATCTTGCGGCGGATAATCGCCAGCTTGAGGCCGCGCTCGCCGCCTGCGGGCTGCAGGTCGAAATCATCAAAGACTGCCAGGAACAACACGATGCTGAAACCACAACAGCTGCGCCAGGCGCTGACCGACAGCGTGCCGGAGCTGCAGCGAAACCCTGACGCGCTCAACGTATTTATCGACAGCGGGCACATCGTCTCGACCCTTGCCAGCTCGCTGTCGTTTGAATACCAGTACCGGCTTAACATGGTCATTACCGACTACGCCGGTAATATCGACCTGCTGATCGTGCCGTTGCTGGCATGGCTGCGTACAAATGAACCCGACATTATGGCAACCGAGGAAAAGCGCCGGACGGGCTTTACCTTTCAGGCAGACGTTATCAGCGACACGGCCAGCGATATCAGTATCGAGCTGCAGCTGAGCGAGCGCGTGATCGTGAAGCAGGCCGACGACGGGCTGCACGTGACGCACGTCGGCGAGAACCCGCTGCCGAAGAATGACGCGCGGCCGGTGCAGCTTTACGTTAAGGGCGAGCTGGTCAGCGAGTTGCAGACATGAGCGGGCTGCAGCTGGTAAATGACCGGCTGGAGGCGCTTATCAGCAGCTTGTCAGCCCCGGCGCGTAAGGAAATGGCGCGCAGCATTGGCCGCAAGCTGCGTGCGAGTCAGCAGCAGAACATCAAGCGGCAGCAGGCGCCTGACGGTATGCCGTTTAAGCCCCGCAAAACGCAGCCGGTGCGCAGCAAAAAGGGCCGGATAAAGCGCGAGATGTTTGCAAAGTTGCGCACGGCTAAATACCTGAAGACGCAGGCCAGCCCGAATGAAGCCGTGATCGAGTTTGCGGGTAATGTGCAGCGCATGGCCCGCGTGCATCATTACGGCCTGCGCGACCGGCCGTCACGCAAAGGCAAAGGCAAAGAAGTGCAGTATGAGGCGCGACCGTTGCTAGGGTTGAGCGAGAAAGATTTATAAATGATTGAGGAAATTATTCTAGTAACTCTAGAATGAGCCTTCGATTAAGGGGGCGCAATGAAAATAAAATTCAGCATGGTGCAGTTAATACAAGGTCTGGGCATATTTTTTTTGATTGTTGGGGCTGGTAATTCAACCTTTGGCAATGTTTCAGGCGGTGCTACTTGTTTTGCTACAGGAATACTTTTGATTCTACTTTTTAGTTTTGACGTTAAACAGTTCAATGTTTTTGGCCTCGCAGCAGTGCTAAGAGAGAAAATTACTGAGGCGGATAAAATTCTTGAAAGCCTGAGAGGGATTTCATTACCGGTAAGTGAGATTGCTATTAAAAATGCATCTCAGGCTGGAAGATATGATTTGGTAGTTCCAAGAAAAAAACTATACGAATTTGTAAACTCCATAAGCAGAGAGCTTGAGGGGATGGGTGTCAAAGCAGAAGATATTGAAAGAGTAAGAGATGAATGGTATCTCGCTACAGTAATTGATATGGCTTTGCCTGTGCACCGAGAAATTCAAAAGCAAATCGATATTTACCACTCCCAAGCCATAAGAAAAAATAGTGATATAAATTCAGGCAAGTTGGTTATCAATGATAGCGAAGCAAAAGAGTTTGAGGAGTTTTTAGGCAGGATTGAGTGGGATATGCACCATTATTATGATGAAGTAGTGAATCAACTAAACTTAAATTATAAAGATTACCCTCGATACCTGCGCGAAATAATATCTGATTTGACAGGCGTTCCAGAAAAGGTAAAAGCTGAAATGCTCGTCAAAGTTAGTGAGTACATTGAAGATATTGAGTACCTGATAAACCATAAGGACATTCGCAGGCCTGATGTGTGGTTTAAGTAGTCCCTTCGCAATACCCTCTGTTTGCTGATAAATAAGCAAACCACCTTCCTTTGATTAACATGCCGCAACATAGCAACCTTGCGGCATGAACGAACAACTCGCAGAAATTCAGCGCCTGCTGCGCAACCTGATCCGCATCGGAACCGTGTCGGCCGTCAACCTTGACGGCGGGCTGTGCCGTGTCGATACAGGAAAAAACACAACCAGCTGGCTGCACTGGCTGAGCGCCCGCGCGGGTAAAACCCGCTCCTGGAATGCACCGTCAGTGGGTGAGCAGGTGCTTATTCTGTGCCTCGGCGGCGAACTCGATACCGGCTTTGTGCTGCCGGGTATTTTCTCCGATAACAATCCGGCTCCGTCAGCCTCGGCCGATGCGCTGCACTGGTCATTTCCTGACGGCGCGGTGATCGAGTACGAGCCTGAAACCGGCGCACTGACCGCAACCGGCATACAGACGGCAACCATAAAAGCGGCGGTAAAAATCCTGTTCGACTCGCCAGAAGTGGAATGCACAACGCTACTTAAAACTGCGCAGCTGGAAGTCACAAAGGGCGCCACGATGAAAGGCGACGTTACGCATAGCGGTGGCAAGTTGAGTTCTAACGGTGTCGTCGTGGATGACCACGATCATGGCGGCGTGCAGCGCGGCGGTAGCAGAACGGATGGCCCACAATGACAACCGCAAAATACATCGGCATGAACCGGGAAACCGGCGGCGCGCTGACCGACCTCGACCATATCCGGCAGTCGGTGCGCGACATTCTGTTGACCCCGCTCGGCTCCAGGGTGATGCGCCGCCAGTATGGTTCGCTTTTATCCGCCCTGATTGACCAGCCGCAAAACGAGGCGCTGCGCCTGCAGATTATGTCGGCCTGCTATCTGGCGATCCTGAAGTGGGAGCCGCGCGTAAAGCTGACCGCCATCAGCTTTGAGTCGGGCATAAATGGCGCAATGGTGGTTGAGCTGTCCGGCAACCGCAACGACAGCGCGCAGCCTTTTTCCTTAACCGTTCCTGTGAGCTGAGACTATGGCAACTATTGACCTGAGCCAGCTGCCCGCGCCTGACGTGGTGGAGGCGCTGGACTATGAAACCCTGCTGGCCGAGCGAAAGGCGACGCTGATTTCCCTTTACCCCGCTGACCAGCAGGAGGCCGTCGCCCGCACGCTGACGCTGGAGTCAGAACCCGTCGTCAAGCTGCTGCAGGAAAATGCCTATCGTGAGCTGATCCTGCGCCAGCGCATCAACGAGGCGGCAAAGGCCGTCATGCTTGCGTATGCGCTGGACGGCGACCTTGACCAGCTCGGCGTTAACAATGGCGTACCCCGCCTGACCATTACCCCGGCCGACGATACAACCATTCCGCCAACCCCAGCAGTGATGGAAAGTAACGATGATTTCCGGCTGCGCATCGCCTCCGCCTTTGAAGGGCTGAGCGTGGCCGGGCCGACCGGTGCTTATGAGTACCATGCCAGAAGCGCCGACGGCCGCGTAGCCGATGCATCGGCCATCAGCCCGTCGCCCGCCGTTGTTACCGTGACTGTGCTCGCGCGTGAAGGCAACGGCGTGGCCGGTGATGATCTGCTGTCCGTGGTTAACGCTGCGCTCAACGACGAAGACGTTCGTCCGGTTGCCGACCGGGTGAGCGTGCAGTCAGCAAAGATTGTGGAATACGAAATCGTGGCCGAGCTGTACCTCTATCCGGGGCCGGAAGCGGAGCCAATCCGCGCCGCCTCAGAGGCAAAGCTCGCCGCCTTTGTCAGCGCGCAGAAGCGCCTCGGCCGCGACATTCGCCTGTCTGCGCTGTATGCCGCTATGCACGTTGAGGGCGTGCAGCGCGTCAATCTGATTAAGCCTGCTGCAGATGTGGTACTTGATAAAACAAAGGCCGCTTACTGCACAGGCTACACGCTGACCGTGGGAGGCTCGGATGAGTGAGCGCCTGCTGCCGACCGGCTCGACACCCCTTGAGATTGCTGCCGCCGAAGCGCTGGCAAGTCCAGGCGCGATGAGCGTGCCGCTGCGCCAGTTATGGAATCCGTACACTTGCCCGGTGGAGCTTCTGCCCTATCTGGCGTGGGCGTGGTCAGTTGACCGCTGGGATTCAGCCTGGCCTGAATCGACAAAGCGTGCCGTGGTTGCCGCCTCGCAGTACGTGCACCGGCACAAGGGCACGATAGGCGCTATCCGGCGCGTCGTTGAGCCGCTGGGCTATCTCATCAAAATAATCGAGTGGTGGAAAACCGGTGAAGCGCCTGGCACGTTCCGGCTGGACGTGGGCGTACTGGATACCGGCATTACCGAGGAGATGTATAACGAGCTGGAGCGCCTGATAGCTGACGCCAAGCCCTGCAGCCGTCACCTTATTGGCCTGTCCATTAATCTCGATGCTAACGGCACTCTGCCGGTCGCCGTTGCCAGCTACAGCGGCGACGAGCTGACTGTTTACCCTTATACCCCTGAGCTTATCAGCGTCGGAGGGCCGGATTATTCTGGCGCGGCGGTGCATCTTATTGACCTGACGGAAGTGAGCGCATGACGACAAAATATTTTGCCCTGCTGACCAATCAGGGCGCGGCTAAGCTGGCGAACGCCGCCGCACTCGGCACGAAAGTGAACATCGCCTCTATGGGTGTCGGCGATGGTGGCGGCACGCTGCCGACGCCTGATGCGGCACAGACAAAGCTCATCGGCGAGAAGCGTCGCGCGCAGCTTAATTCCCTGACCGTTGACGCGGCAAACAGCAGCCAGATTATCGCCGAGCAGATTATCCCGGAAAGCGAAGGCGGTTTCTGGATCCGCGAGATTGGCCTCTATGACGCCGACGGCGTGCTGATTGCCGTTGCTAACTGCCCGGAAACTTACAAGCCGCAACTGGCCGAAGGTAGCGGGCGCACGCAGACCGTGCGCATGATTTTAATCGTGAACAGCACAACGGCCGTGACGCTGAAAATTGATCCGTCAGTGGTGCTGGCGACACGTAAATATGTTGATGATGCTGTGATCGAGGTGAAAGCCTACGCTGACAGCGTAATGAAAACTCACACCGATGCTAAAAACCCACACAGCCAGTACCTGCAGATCGCAAGCGCCCTGAAAGAAATTAAAGACGCCGGGCTGATTGCTAACGTTCTCAAAAACCTCGGTTTAGGCGAAGGCTCGCCTGTTATCGGATCACCGTTCCCCTGGCCGCATGCAAAAATGCCAAATGAGCTATTTGATTCAATGGCTGGCATGGTCTTTCTGAAAAGTAACGGGGCGACATTCAGCAGCACGTTATATCCAAAGCTGGCGCTGGCTTATCCGGGGCTGAAGTTGGCCGATCTCCGTGGCGAGTTTATCCGTGGATGGGATGATGGGCGCGGGGTTGATAGCGGGCGTATTTTGGGTTCCTCACAGGCATCGACTGGCCTGCGAACAGCTGCAGTTGATTACCCAGGCATTGATGCGACAACCTCCGGGGCTACCATAGGCACGGCATTTAACCAGCCTGATTCACTGACTAAGGGCCAGCCTGACGATGCGAAAACACCTGATAACGGTGTTTTAGGCGCGGTACTCAGTGACAACTCAATTCAGGCAACTCAGTTGCAGGCAGGCATTCAGGGCGGCTCAGTATGGATCACCACGCGCCCGCGCAACGTCGCATTTAACTACATCGTGAGGGCTGCGTAATGGCAAAGGTAACGCTTGATAAAAGCGGCCTCGCTAAATCGGCCGGTACACTGACGGTTTATAATTTTGACGCGGTAAGTGGAGAGTTTACCGGTTCAAACGATGAATATCTGGCGCAGGGTGTTGGCCTGCCCGCATGTGCCTGCCTGCCCGCACCGCCTGACGCGCAGGCGGGCATGGTGGCCGTGTATCAGGACGGCAGCTGGCTGAGCGTGCCGGATCATCGCGGCGAAACGGTTTACAGGGTTTGCGGCGGCGTGCCAGTGAAGATTACGGCGCCCGGCGACTATCCCGCAGGCACCACAACGCAGGCACCGGCAACCGCGTTTGATAAGTGGGACGGTGAAAAGTGGGTGACTGACAGCGATGCGCAGCAGCAGTCGCTGCTTGACGCGGCGGCCAGCGAAAAGTCGGCGCGCGTGAGTGAGGCTAATGGCATCACCCAGGCCTGGCAGACGCAGCTGCTGCTCGGCATTATCAACGATGCGGATAAGGCATTACTTACCACGTGGATGAAATACGTGCAGGCTGTACAGTCCGTTGATACCACCACACTAGATATTATCTGGCCAGTAAAACCTCTGTGATTTACGCCCGCCAATGGCGGGCGTTATAGTACTTAAGTAGGTCGGCTATCGGGAGTTTTTTAAAGCTTAACTAGCTCCTTAATTTCAACTGAATTGTTTTTGCCAAATGCGCCATTGGTTTTTCTGCCATGTTTATCTTTTGAAAGATAACCTGTTACATCTTTACCTATTGTTGTGATTTTATTACCGATCACGTAAACCGTAGAGCGATAATTTTTGTTTGTTATAATTGATTGATCGTTTTTGTATTTGTTTATCGAAAGATGTTCAAGCATACTGTATCGTATAACCAATTCCTGAAATTCGCCTTTGTCACATACAGAAGGAAGGCAGTTAATATATAAAACTGCAAGTTCATCCATTGAAAGTTGCGCTCTGAGTATCCGTGAGTAGCTTTGCTTTTCTTCCTCATTGAGGTTGGATTTATCAATGGTTTTCAATATCCTGTACAAACTTCTAAAGTAGTGACCAAAATAAGCATTTTCTTTTCTATTGAAATTTCGGTAAACTTTTTTCGCCCTGCTTAATAGATAGGCACCGCCATTTTTAGTTCTCTGCATAGCATATAAAACATCGCTCTCATCAAATATCAAGTTTTCATCAATAAAATAGGTAAAACTTGATCTCTTACTTCCTTCGCTATAACTTAAATCGCTAATTATAGTGTTGTGGAGATCTAAAAGTTTGTGGAAACTGTTTTCAAAAGTTGTTTTTTTAGACTCCGCAAGTTGTTGTAACTGCAAATGGACCGTGAATAATAAGGCTGTAAACGTTATAAATCCAAGTACTGGATTTACAATGCCGCCAAAGTAATCCCCAAGCGTACCATATATACTCATTTCTTCACTATATTTGATCGTGCCATCGCTGGTTATTGATGAGCTTATATGCCCTTTTGCGTTGTTATAAAAGTACGCTAATAAAGAAAATAAAGCGAATACGAAAACAATCATCAAAAAACGCACAATTATATGATTTCTTCTCATTTCAATTCCTAATTTTGCTAAGAGAGTTTAGTTTTATTTTACAGATTTCCATAACCGATGTTACGTTTTTTCAAGCTGCTTTATGTGATTTCGAGTACATTCGTTTTGTTTGTTCTTCCATCAGTAAACCCAAGTTGCATGCACCTTCCCGCCTGACCTGACACCCTGAGCACACCCTCAAAACGGAGTGCATCAGATGTCTGATTATCATCATGGTGTCA